TGAAACTTATTATATGCGATTGAGTAAGTTTTTAGGGCAAGGAAATAAAAAAGATGTATCGCATAAAGTTGAACCGATTTTTGTGTGGAAAAAGACCACATAAAACCCACATTTCATAAGGAGAAAAAATGAATGACGAAGAGCTGTTCAATCGATTTACTTATCATGCTCCAAAAATGGGACAGCCATTTATGTATGAACAAATTCGAGAAAATGCTTTGACTATGGCTAATCTTCTGGTGCAGTATTGTTCCGAAAGCCGAGAACTTTCTTTGGCGATTACAAAATTAGAAGAATGTGTTTTCTGGGCTAATGCAAGTATCGCCCGAAATTCAGATAAATAAAGGAGAAAATATGACTATCGAAAAGAAGATTGAAGACTTAGCGGATTTGCAAGATAAGATTGACCTGTTTGAATTACAGAAAACCGTTCAACAGAAGGAATTAGATGAAGCTAAACAGGCGCTGATTAATTCTATTCTTACACCAGAAATTCTGAAGCAGGTGGAAGAAATCAATTTGGAGTTTATGCCTAAGTATCAAGCGTTGGAAAATAGTGATGAGATTGAATTAATTCGCGGATCTAAAACAATGCTAGAGGGCGAACTTCAAGAAGAAATTATCGTCTTGGGTAAAAGTGTAAAGGGTAGTCGTATCAACGCCGTTTATACCAAGCCACGTATCACCTGGGAAACTGATAAATTGGAAGGCTATGCCGAAGCCCATCCAGAAATTGAAAAATTTAAGAAGATCGGTAAAGCCAGTGTTTCGTTTAGGAAAGTAGCACAATAAAACTAAAATTTTATTAAGAGAGGAGGATAAGATGTTGGATACTATTTTGTTGATTTGCGCGTTTGTTAGTTTTCTTTTGAAAGCATTGGGAGTCCCCGTATGGCGACTCGATCTTATGAATCTCGGATTTGCTTTTCTTGTATTGACTTTATTGGTGTAGTAAAATATGTCTTAGCACAGGGGTAGTTATGCCGATGATGGTGAGTGGGTTCGCGGTAGGGATTGCTGGGCGAATAGGCATAATGTTTCGAGCAGGAGACATCCTCAAAATACATGTGCAAATATGAGGAGCAATACCCTTGACAGATTTAAGATATTGTGGTATAGTTATCAAACAGAACGCATCACGCGATAGGGCGAGCCTAGCGCACCAGGATTAGAGTAATTCTAGATAAATTCTCTACAGAAACCGATTATTTCTGGCGTCATTTGGATAAGAATTGGGTCGGCGATTCTTTATCCCCTTATATATGGACTAGTAACCAAGTGGTAAGGTCGCATTGTTCTTGGTAATACTTGTAAGGTTACGGCTAGTCAAGTATTAGAATAATGCCTTAGCGGTTCGCAGGTTCGATTCCTGCCTAGTCCACAATGGAGATTTGGCTGAGATGGCTGAAAGCGCCTGACTGTAGATCAGGAGAGCGTATGCTCCTCGGTGGTTCGAATCCATCAGTCTCCACAAACAGAGTTGGTCTGATCAAACTAACTTTCCGGTTTATAAGTCCGGCGCAGTCCTGTAGCGAAACGTGTGACCTTCGGCAGTCCTATACTGGTGACAGCGAAAATCGGCTTCATGCCGTGTGATTGCCAAACATCCTGTACCCTTGATGTACTAGCAACGTGCAAGGCACAGCTACTACTAAACTCGGATTGGTTCAGCAGGATGGTGTCGATATAAAAGAGTAAGAGAATAAGACACATAATAAAATTGTGCTTTTATATAGTAAGGAGATAATTTGAAAGTTATTGACAGCGAAAAACTACCAATCAAAATGTGGCTAACAGATATTGAAGATGGTGCTTTGCAACAAGCAAAAAATCTAGCCAATCTTCCGTTTGTCTATAAGTGGATTTCTATTATGCCAGACAGCCATCAAGGTTACGGGATGCCCATTGGTGGCGTTATGGCTACTCAAGGCGTGATAGTCCCAAATGCGGTTGGCGTGGATATTGGGTGTGGCATGGCTGCGATAAAAACTTCGCTGACAGATATTTCTACAGAAGAATTAAAACTTGCCATGGGAAAAATACGCGAAGTTATTCCTGTGGGATTTAATCATCATCCAGAAGATCAAGAGTGGGATGGATTCGATGACGCTCCAGATATTCAGACCATTCAGGATCAGCTTCCGTCAGCCCGAAAACAATTGGGAACACTGGGTGGAGGAAATCATTTTATTGAAATTCAAAAAGGATCAGATGATCATATATGGATTATGATTCATTCTGGAAGTCGAAATTTTGGCAAGAAAACCGCGGACATATACCACAAACTTGCACAAAAATTATGCAACAGATGGCATGTGCAATTACCAGATAAGGACTTGGCTTTTCTTCCTATTGAAACCGATGAGGGAAAAGAATATTTTCGAGCAATGAAGTACTGCTTAAATTTTGCTGAGGGCAACAGGGATTTGATGGCTAGACGAACCTTGATGTGTTTATCTTCTGTTGTGGATTGCTATATGGAAGATGAAATTGATATTCATCATAATTACGCCGCATTTGAAAATCATTACGGCAAGGATGTTTTGGTTCATCGTAAAGGTGCCACAAAAGCCACTCTGGGGCTACGAGGAATTATTCCTGGTTCTATGGGAACATCCAGTTATATCACCAAAGGATTGGGCAATCCAGAAAGTTTCGAATCTTGTTCCCATGGCGCAGGTCGTAGAATGGGACGCAAGGATGCCGTAAGAACCTTAAACCTGAAAGACGAACAAAATAAAATGATCGGTATTGTGCATGGCTTGCGAGATGCCTCTAATTTAGATGAAGCACCAGGCGCATATAAGAACATCGACGAAGTTATGAAAAACCAAGAAGATCTGGTTGAAATTAAAATATCACTAAAGCCTTTGGCTTCAATCAAAGGTTAATGAAATTAGGCTTTTATTAAGAGGATGAGTTATGAAAAATATCAATGAAGAATTTGGAAAAGAATTCAACGTCTTGATGAAAGATGGCAATGATTTTTGGCATGATTTATGTAATCGCGTTGAATTATTGAATAATATTCCAGAATTAACTAATGTAGAGATTTGTAAACAATTAGAAGATGCTCATTCTAATATATATGAATCTGCTATCAAAGTAGCAGAAGTTGCATTGCAATCTAGCCGTTTATATAGGGATTTATATATTATAAATAAAGCATTCGCAGAAGATTCTGGAGATTCTAAATGACAACCGCTTTTAGAATGGAATCTAAATGTCCAAAATGTGGAAAATTATATGACTATTTGAGGGTTGCATCTGTGTTTGTTACCTCATGGAATAAAGATGATTTGAGATCGCTTTTGAATTATGAAAAAATTTGTGATTGCGGAGAAACTTTTGACATGAGTAAAAATGAAACTGGTGTTGAGTTGCCACCAACAAAAGAAGAAACCGCGATGTGGACTACCACGTTGAAAGGATATAATATAGATGTTGATGAAGCAAATAATATTATTTCGGGATTACTATATGGAATATAAATGGATTGATTTGAGTTTTATGATCATAATATTAATTGTCTGGTTTCTAACTGGGGTGTTTTCCCATCCTGCCGAAGAATATAGAAATGTGCGAGGACGGGAAGAGCCAGAGCGAACAGATCCCCCAATCGAACGATAAAAGTATTATTTTATGAGGTAGTAATAATTGAAAAATAAGTATATAATAAAGGATAATCTTGTAATAATTTTTTTGCATAGAAGAAATGGTCAAAGCGAATTAGAAACAAGAATCAGTATAGAAGATTTTGATAAAGTAAATGCCTACGGTGGAACTTATTACGCTCATTATTTTGACGACAATAAGAGTTATTATGTAGAAATGTCCATAAAGTCACCGGCAAATACTGCTCATAATCGCTATACCATTAGAATGCATAGAATTATTATGGACTGTTATGATGGACAATTAAATATTGATCATATAGATCACGACACATTAAATAATCAAAAACATAATTTAAGGATAACAAGCAAGTTATACAATGACAAAAATCGTAGAGGTCAAAATTCTAATAATACGACAGGATACCGAAATGTTTGCTTTTATAACGGAAAATATCTTGTGCAGTTACAAATCAATAAGAAAAACAAACTTTTGGGTAAGTTCGACATACCCGAAGAAGCCAATCAATTCGCAATAAAAATGAGGGAAAAATACTATGGCGAATTTGCTGGCAAATAGTTTATATCAAGGAGGCACATATTTAACAACATAAAATAGTATTTTTATTAGGTTGCACATATTTGTAGTAAGTCTATTTATAAAAGGAGAAATAAATCATGCAAGGTTTTGTAAAGGCAACTAAAGGCAAGAA